TAAAAAGTATTGAAAAAGCAGCAAATGGTAAAGCAGACATATTAACTTGTATGTGGAACCATGATGCAGAAAATCCATTCACTGAATATATTGCATGGACTAAAACTTTTTCACACCTGAACCAACTATTGCAAATAATGCAATTGTTATATATAGCAAGAGAACTTAATCAGTATGAAACAGTTTCTTTCTTAGAACATGATGTTTTGTATCCAGAAGGATATTTTGATTATCCTGATATAGCACCAGGATCTGTAATTACAAATATGAATTACATGGGATTGAATAAAGATGGATGGCAAGGAGTTCCAGTTAAACATGAACCATTTCATCAAATGACAATGAGATTTGATGAAGCAATTGCACACTGTGAATCTATATTAGCAAATGCATTAGTTACGAACAGTGGATTAATTGAACCACAGATTCCAAAGATAACTAGATTAAAATGGGAATGTAAACATTCTGCAGTACACGTTAATCATGGAGGACACTTCACATCACATTTCAGTATATATTCAACTACTGATTTGAAAGAACATGATCCTTATTGGGGATACAGTAAAGATTATTTGAATCTATTCTATTAAATAAAAAAGCCCCTCTTAATAGAAGGGCTTTCTTTTTTTAAAAGACCAGTAGTCTTAGGTCCTAACGAACTAACATTAGGAGGGGCACATTAAATTATTTTGATAATCTCTTTTGCTTCATTGGTTGTTGAGGAGAAGTTCTGATAGCTTTATCATCCATAGACTTAGTCTTTGAAAAAGGTTTGTCCTTTTTAGGAATACCAACCTTTGGAGCTTTTCTTGGTGCTCCTGATTTCTTTGCTTTACCAGAAGTCATTATTTACAACCAGTTTTACATTTCTTCATTTTACCACCATTTTTAAAACCTGCACTTAATGCTGGTCTAGGTCCTGTACCAGCTCCATAAGCTTTATAATCTTTTGCTGCTTTATCTACAATAACGTTACCAGTTTGTGCTTTCTTAATTGTAGCACCTTTCTTAGCTTTTGTCATAGTTTTACCATTCTTAGCACCACCCATTTTAGTAGGTGCGTAAGGCATCCCTTTTCTTCCATTTGGGAAAGGAGGATTTCCAATTTCTCCACCTAGATTTTTAAATCTATCTTTTTTAGCCATAGGTTTTATGACTGTACTTTCTGCCTTTTTTGCAGGTTTTTGTTGTGACATAATATATTTATTTTTTAGTTGTTATAATCCAGGAGGAGGGGAGGGAGGACTAGGCTTCCCATTTTTGTTTAACAATTCCATTTTCTTAATGATTTATTGATTCTACTATTAGGATCTTTAGCTGTCTTAGCAGATGTATTTTTCTTCTTCATCCCAGACATTCTACTACAAAAAGATGCTCTACGTTTAGCATCTTTACTCCCAGCTTTAAGTTTGGAAGGTTTAGTCGTAACAGCTTTTTTGAGCTTGCTTCCTGGGTTTGCAGCTCTGTATGATGCTATTCCTTTAGCGTTTAATCCACCACTCTTACTTTTTCCTTCAGAGCGAGTCCATGCTGCTGTTGCCATTATTTATTAGTTTTAGCTTTAATTTTCTTCTCTTGTACAAGCATTTGCTTTGTAGGTTTCTTTCCACTTCCCTTATTCTTACGGATATTATCCCAAAGACCAGGTTTAGACATAGAACCATCAGCACGTTTAATCATGCCACCAGCTTTCAATGTACTTCCTTTAAATGGACCCTTCTTCTTAATGAGAGGACCATCAGGAACCTTTGTTATATTCTTAGCCATTATTTCTTTTTGTTAGATTTAGCAATTTTTTTGAATGTAAGAGCTAGAGTCTTGGCTTTGCCTGTACAACCAGGTTTAGTGATTGGTGTACATTTACCTTCAGTTCCTCTACGTTTAATAGAAGCAGAAACTTTCTGCATCCACTTACCATCTTTAGCTACAGAACCACCAGATTTTAATTTTTTCTTAGGACGTTTGTCTGAAACACCTTCTTCATTACCTGAATTCCAAGCTTTATTACTAGATAGTCCTCTATATAATTCACTATTTTTTGGAGATTCAACACCAAAATCATAACCTTTTTTATACTCAGTACTATCTTTTTTAGTAGCATTAGAATTTATTCCACTATATGTAGGTTTATTTCTAATAGTACCTTTAACTTTAGGTTTTGCAACAGAAGTTTTGTCTACTTTTACACCAGTCTGAGCTTTCTTAAGCGTAGTCATTATTTATTGGACATTTTAGTTCCACATTTAGCCATCTTTGTAGCACCAAGTTGTTTGTCTTTGGTAAGAGAAGCTTTTCCTTTAGCACCAGTTAATGTTTTCTTTTGCACCTTTGTATATGCTCCTTTAGGATCTACAGGACCAACTCTTTTGTTGGAGGCTTTAAGTCCAGATAGACTTCCACCATTTTTCATTTTTAATTTTTCAGCTCTATTTTCTAATTTCTTTTTTGCAAAATCATCAGAAATTTTATTTAAAGCATCTAAGTTTATTTTTCTTTTTTTAACTAAAATTGAGTCATTTTTAGTTTTAACTGAATCTTGTTTGATACCAGCTTGTGCTTTTTTAATTGTTGCCATAGCGTTTAAATGTTATATTGGGTTTTACAATTAGATCCTTATGACAATATTGCCATAGCTCTCCAGTTTGATTAATAATAATTGTATAGATGGTATCAGTTTCATGTCCATAATCTGTAACAAGAAATATTACCCCCTCTCCCTTAGGTGTTATAACATCTAGTCTATTCTTTGGTTCGTATATTCTCATAGAGAAGAGCTTTTGTTTGAAAACAGCTGTTATTCGTCTCCCAACAGCTACGTTGTGTTATTCCATAACCTCAGCTTCTAGAGCTTCTGTAGGAGTGTCTGACACTTCCTTGATAACATCAGCTTCAACACCAGCTTTCATAATCTTCTCAATTGTTTCATTAGCTTGAGACATTAATTGAAAACGTGCGCCATCTTCTGATGCTAAATAAGATCTAACCATGTTAAGGAATAGACCAAACTCTTGTCCTGTTAACTCAAATCTGTCTTCAGGAGTCCATGTATACCTACTGTTAGGATTATACTCTGCCATAATGTAAAATGTTTAATTGGTTTATAATTGTAACAAATGTAGAAAGAATTTATTACACTTCCAAACTTATTTCAAAAGTTATTACACTTGATGTTTTAATACTCTTACTCATATCCACTCTAATGTTGAACATGTTACAAAACTTTAATACTTCTTCTATGAGCATATTGTTATACTTAGGAAGACTTGCTGCTATTCTGAATCTGTAAGAATCTGATAACTTTGTTATCTCTAGACTACATAGTTCATCAACAGAGCTTATTACACCTTCCAAATGAGCAAGAAATGTTTCATCATTATCTTGCATCAATTTTGGAAAATGTTTTTTATTTATTTGCATCTATAATAAGTATATTAATGATGTATCATTAGTTCTAGTACCTATCAACTTAGCTCTAAGTGTACCCATAGGTATTCTAAGTTTATCAGAAGCTTCTTTTCCAGAGTTAAATATCTCACCAGTAACTGTATTAATTACTTTTCTTGATCCTGGATTTAAACTTCCAATTCTTTTTTTATTTGATTCTGAAATTGCTAAACTTGTTTGTTTAAGTATTTTTAAACCTTTTCTACCATGTGACTTACCTTCATTAGACTCAGATATTTTTAGTTTAGTTTCTTTTGAAAGTACTCTACCTTTACTTGTTTCTTTTATTTTAGCTTTAGTTTCATCAGATACTTTTCTACCTAATGCTTTTTGTCTGATCTTTTCTTTTGTTTCAGCTGAATGAAAAAAGTAATTACTATCATTAACTAAAATATTGTTATATTCTGGTTTATATATTTTAATCCACTTATTTTCTCTAATTAATCTATTTTCAGGTATTGATATTTTTTCTACATGTAATAATACAAAATTTTCTTCTCCATATTTATTCCAAGCTGCTTGTAAATGTGAATTAGGATGCTTATTTGTATTAAGTAAATTTTGATGACTGTTAAATCTTTTCTTAACATTAATACTACTACCTATATAAATATGATTGTTTATATTATTCTGTATAATATATATTCCACAGTTTCTAAGTGTTTTTATTTTAAGCTCTCTTTCCTTAAGACCTTCTTTAGAATAAAATAATTCTTCTGTTTGCATATTGCTATGTTAGAGTTAATCTATATTTTATTTGTGCAATACTTCCACTTAAAGATTGACTGATGTTTTCTATATCAGGCATATTTGATAACTTTCCATATTCTTCAAGTTGTTTAGCAAACTCAATTACTTGAGTTGCTAATACAGTAGATGCCCCTGTAGAATAATCTTTTATAGAATCTATTTTAAAAGATTTAATTCTTTTACCTTGATAACCCATTATTTTTTCTACAATCTCATCTTTTAAAGAGAATAAAAGTTCATACATTTCTCCTAAAGCAGTGTGTTCAAATCCTCCAAAGGTTTGCCAATGGAGGAGATGTGCTTGTAAGTGAAAATAAGTTAGCTTCCCTGCAATAGTCTCTAATGTAAGACCAGAGCCTTTATCTCCCATCATTTCTTCTGGAAATAGTGATTTTAGTGCCATAATTTAAATATTAAAGTGCAGGCGTGGTTGTTGTAGTTGTTGTAGGAGCTACTGTAGTAGTTGTACTAGTTGTAGGTGCTGCTGTTGTTGTTGTGGTGGTAGTAGGTGTATAGTTACAACATTCGTATGCTGTAATTTCTTGCCATTTACCAACCTTTGGTTTACTTCTTCTTAGAACTAAACTTCCTGCTACAATTCTGCCAGATCCATCGAATCTTACATAGGCCTTAAGGTCTCTCTTGTTACTCATGATAATTGTTTTTGTTATTAATAATTAAGTTTATATTTTTGTTTTATGTTGTTAAGCTCGTTTGCATAGAACCATGTGCAGTACTTCTGTGATTCTATATTATTTAATACATCATCTAAGTGAGGATCTTTTGTAGGATCAGTTCCTTGATGATATTTTCCTTTGTAGAAACAAGGATATCCATTCATTGATACTCCTGTTATTCCTGCATTATGAAAGATAGGGTATGTTTCTAGTTTAGATATGGGATCTGTTGCCCATGTAAAATTTAATTCTTTTGTTACCTTACTTTGTTTATTAAAAAACCAAAGATTAAATTGCACTGCCCAAAGATCTGCACACCATGATTGTATGCCACTATTTTCATCTTTAAAAAGATCTTTATTTATTTGTTGAAGATACATTCTTATTTTAAGAACATCTGTTTCAACTTTTTTCCAAAAAGCAGCATCTATATCTTTTAGAATATATTGTACACCTCCTGTATTAGTATTATTGTCTACTACAATTTGTTTATCTATTCCAACTATAGCACAAACTCCTTTTAAAAAATCTATTGATCTAGCTTCTTCTAATTTTTCAGGAAGTACATCTTTATATTTACTCTCAAAGTATGAATAGTTTAAATAGGAATTAGCATCACTTACATAATTTATATCATCTTCTAATAAATGATTTATATTTAATGATTTTAACCAAAGAATATCACTATCTGTATATATAATAGTTTTATCCTGTAGTTCTGGAAAAGCTTCAAAATGTTGCCAAAGTATGTGAGGTCTTAATATAGGAATATAAGTTCCTAGAAATTGTTGAACCCCTTTATCTTCATAAACAAATATATTTAGCTTTGGATAGCAGTCTTTTAATTTATCCCAACTAGTATTATAAGCTCTTCCTATAGGATTGTATAATAGGATATGTATTTGTTCTTCTTTAAACCCTTGCTGTAAACAAGATTCTATATATAGATGATTTTGCCATACAAAGTATGTATCTGTAGGTTGACATGTAATTAAAATTGGTTTAGACATGGTTCCATATTTTGTTGTTAATAATGTATCCTATTAATGTTAATCCAACATTATATTTATAGGCAAGTTGTTTGTATGTAGTTTTTGTACTTTTATATTCTTTTCTAATATTTATAACTTGTTCTTCTGTTAACTTAGAGTTTTTATTACCACTACCTTTATAAGTTTTAGGATCTCTATGTATGTAAGAATGTTTTATATTATCACTTCTTGTGATCCATTCTAAATTATTTAAAGCATTGTTATGTTTATTGTGATCTATGTGATTAACTTCTATTAATCCTTTTGGGTTATCTAAAAAAGTTAAAGCAACTATTCTATGTGTAGTTAAAGATTTACATTTACCAAAACCATTGTATAATTTTACATGAAAATATCCACGATGGTCTTCAAATTGTGTTAATGTTTTTTGTTTCTTTAAATACTGATGTGTTGACAGTACAATAACTCTTTCAATAGTTCTAATGTTTCCTTGACTGCTTACTTCATAATAAGATTCATAATCTTTTACTGGTTTCCAAATTTCTATTTCCATATTAATGTTATTTATAATAACAAATGTAAAATAAATATTTGACATATCCTAACATCTGATTGATTATTTTTTACTATCTTTCATATGTAGTTGGTTTAATATTATAGATTTTACACTATGGTTGTAGTGGTGGTGGTAGTTGGAACTACAGTGGTGGTAGTACTAGTGGTGGTTGGGTAAACATTACCTTGTGATACCACTTTGATTAAATGATCTAATTGCTTTGATATATTCCAAAGTAAATTAGCTTCTGCTGATTGTCCGATTTGTTTAGCTGGTATTGCCATAATTGATTGTTTATTTGTTAGTTACAAAAATATAATAATTTTTGCAAACATTTATGATTATAAATAAATTAAAATAATCAAAAAGATTATCTTCCTTGTCCTCTATAAGCTTTAGGTCTTTCTTCTTTAGGACCATAAGATTTTTTATGTCTTCCTGACACTTTACTTCCAAAAACTATTTTTTTAGAAGAATCTGTTTTAACTTTTGCCATTGGTTTATATTATGTGGTTATTATTGTTACAGAATTATTAGCTTGAAGATATTGAATATCACCATCTGGCAATCCTCCATTACAAGTCATGAGAGCTGCTGGAATTGTTAGTGTAATATTTTGACCTGCTATACTGTCAAATACATGATCATATCCTGTAGTATTTCCCATATTTTCTAAACTTGGTAAGTAAATATTATATATTGGCATAGTATTATTAAAACCATAATTCCCTATAGAAACTAATTTAGGTAATAAAAATTGAACACCAGATCCTGCAAAAGTAAATGTACCTGCAGTTACTAAATTTGGAAAATTATAGTTAGGCACACCATCTATAGAGACAAAACAATAATCTCCTGCAGTTTGAAGTAAAGGTAATTTTAAAGTATTTATACTATTACATGAATTAAAAGCACTATCTCCTGCAGTTATAACTCCATTTAATATTACATAATTTAATGCATAACAATCTAAGAAAGCACCTCCTTCTAATACAGTTACTACTCCTGAAATATCTACTATTTCTAATACACTATCTTGTGAACCATTGTTAAAATAAAACAATTCATTTTTAATAGTTATATTAGTTGCTCCTATTAAACTAACTATATTTCCTGAAATACTTACACTTGTAAATGGTGTACCAAAAGTTGGCAAATCAAAGAAAGTATTCCAATCTGCTACATTACTAGCACTTCCAGATACTAAAACATCCGCATTAGCTATATCATCAAAGGTTATTTCAATAGTTTGTTCTGTATCACATGCTACATCATTGTAAATATCTAATGTTTTATTAGCAATATTTAAAGCTTGTTCTTCTGTAAGACCAGGTGTCCCTTGTTCTGTAGCCACTACTATTGTAATTATAGTTAAGTTATCAGAATTAAGTCCTTGTATACAATGATCATCATATTCTCCTAGGTTATCATATAATTGTGTAACTCCTGATATATCCCCATGAATTAAAATAATGTGATTTATAGAAGGATCTTCAAGTGCATTATCTACATTAGTTTTAACATAGGCGGTCCATCCTGGATGTGCTGTTGCTATATATACTGCATTTGTAGCATCACCATCTGATCCTAAACTTCCTGTAATACTAAATTCTGTAATATTAATATTATTTGCTGCTAATATAAACATACCAGGATACATATTAGTAAAATATGTACTTCCTGTACCAAAATAATCTGTTCCTGATGCTATATAACCATCTATAGAAGGATTAGTATAATTACATTCTATAAGGTAATCACCATTTTGAGAATGTGTATAAGGAATACTTAAATTATAATTTACATTATTTTCACTAATATCTGCATATAATTGTGTTAAATTAGTATTGAATAAATTACCACCATCATACATGTCACTACATCCATCATCTATATTAGTATATGGTCCTTCTAGATTAGTGTAATCACTAAAATAAATTATATTAGGAATAAGTGTGGTTACTTGTTCATAGCAAGAATTCATAGAATTAACAAATTGTGGTAAACTAAAACTAAATATAGTAGTAGTAGTTGTTGTGGTAGTAGGAGCTACGGTTGTAGTTGTAGTGGTAGTAGTAGGTGTAGCTGTTGAAGTAGTGGTGGTTGTAGTTAAACCACTTATAGGCATATCTGTATAACTCGTACAAGTTCCTGTAGCCATCACTCTTATTGTAGTTGCACCATCTGGAACAGGAGATAAATAATATCCTGCTAATAATGCCATTTTTGATATTCCTGATGCAATAGGAGTGACATTATCAAAATTTGAATAGATGTCAAATGTTGTTGTATTTATTCCTACTGCTGATAATGTTATTAATACTGTCATATTTTTATATATGTTAATTTATTATAATTGATTTTTTATATTATACAAGTTGTGTAACTGCGTTTACTTCATATAGATACATTGATGGATCAATAGCATACCAAGTTCCTATTGTTACAGGAATTTGTGTACTAACAAAACTACCTGTAACAGTTTGTGTTTCTACAGTAGTATAACTTGAGACAGCTCTTAAAGTTCTTTGTAAATCTAGTGTAAGCTGAACAGTACCTCCACCACCAGGAATTTGTGGACTTGAGTTAGCTGTTATTTGAATTTCATCACCTACCTGTAAATTATCTGGATATATATTACTAATTGAATTTAATCCATTATAATATTCAGTAGTTGATACTCCAGAATTTTGTTGTGCTGCAGCAACATCATATGTTATAACACCATCTCTTCTACGATTTATTTTAAAGTTTATAGATGTATATGTACCAACAACAGCGTGCCAATATAAAGCTACCCCTGGTGCAATATCTGGTGTAGTAGTGGTTGTAGTGCTTGTAGTGGTGGTACTACTAGTTGATGTAGACGTACTAGTAGAAGTTGATGTACTAGTACTCGATGATGTTGTAGTAGTACTCGATGATGATGTTGTAGTAGTTGTTATTGGAGCTGTAGTAGTGGTAGATGTTGTAGGTGGAACATCAACTGATGCTGTACCTGCTATTAAACAAGGATCATCATTAATTACTATATCAATTTGATTACCACATACACCCATAGATACCACTCTAATAATTGTTGCATCATTAGGAACAAATGGTGTTGTATATCCAGCTATCAAATCAGCAGCACTTATATCTGTGTCAAATGGCTGATCATAATCATCTGCATTTGAATAAAGATTAAAAGGACCTGCGTCACTTCCTACATTTGTTAATGTTATTAATGTTGTCATTATTATATATTTTATATTATTTAATCTTTTATTAATCTTACAGACCTACCATATGAAGTATTACCAAAATTCCATTGAATATCTCCATTTAAATATAATAGAGTACGAGAAGATAAATAATTAATATTTCCAGTGGCACTCCACCAATACCCATAATTTTGGATAAATGCAAAAAGTCCTGTGTAATCTCTATATCCTCCTGCCAAGGCAGTGAAACCAGTTTCATTTGTTACTAAATAACTAGTACTTGACCAATGACATTTTCCAACTTCTTTTAATTTAACCCCTACGTTATAAACTGTACCTGCAAAAGTAGGAACATTTCCACCTATGTAGGTTGTCAATGCAATCCACTCAGAATCAGTAGGGATGTGATAACCAATAGGAGCTAAGCCTCTTGGGTTATTAACAGCGTACCCATTATAAAGTTTTCCATAAACTGCCCCATTTAAAGGGTCATTATCGTAATAGCACCACGCACCTTCAGTTAAGGCAGCCCATTGTTGGTCTGTGTAACTACTTGCGTCAATGAGTGGTGTTCCATCTCTATATGTTGTTACATCTAAATTACAAACTGTCCATATTTGTGTACCAATAGTTACTTCTGTTCCTGATATACAATTTGCACAAATAGTTGTTGTGGTTGTTGTTGTTGTTGGTGGTAATGTAGTGGTAGTAGTGGTTGTGCTACTACTAGTGGAAGTGCTTGTTGAGGTACTAGTAGAAGTAGAAGTACTAGTAGATGTAGAAGTACTAGTTGAACTACTTGTAGTTGTTGTGGTTGGAGATAATGTAGTTGTTCTAGTTGTAGTAAAACAACTAGTGGGATAGTAAACAGTTACTATTTCATATATCTCATCACATCTTCTCATTATATAGTTTTAAGCTCAAAATGCATCCCATCGACTCTACCAGTCCAATTTCCCCCCCAATTAAATCCTGCTACAACAAAACAATTCACAAACTCTTTTGATAAAGTTGGTGTCATGTTTAATTGATTCCAAGCAGCGTTCACATCAATAGCAATTCCCCAGGAATGTAAAGACATCGATTTAAGTCCTCTCTTCTTACGAATGTTAAAACATCCATCCCAAGTTTTTAATTCTTTAACACATCCTGTAGATATAAGATTTTTAAAAGCTTTTGTCAATGGTAGGATCATATCTTTATTACAATATAATCTTTTAGGAATTACACCTATTTCTAATTCTTTTGGTACATCCCATAACACCATTGAAGATTCTTTAGTTGGATCACCGTATTTCTTTAAAGCTTGTGCACTTGTTACCATTGGTTTGTTTTATTTAATTGTATACTCTTATTTCTATTGAATCTGGTTGCCCTTGTGAATCTATATAACTACCATCATAATAATTAAAAGTCATCCAGACTGTATTAGAATCATTTCTTTTTAAACCACCATATCCTGTAGCTCCCTCTAAGCCGTCATGTGTATAAAAACACGCAGTTTTACCAGCGGTAAATGCACCGTTTAAAGTACCTATGTAATTTCCAATACTATCTCTGGTCCAAGTAACTGTTCCGCCTAATGTGTTTTCCAATATAGTAGGAACTGGAGCTGTTTCACCAGTCTGTGTTAACAAAGCTGTATACACTTTATATGTTAACCCAGAAGGACTATCAGCTATTAAATCTGTTATATATCTTGTTAAATTGAACTCACCTTTAAATCCTGTCTTTTTCTCAAGCCATAGACCTGCTTTTATAAATATGCTCATAGTTAATCTATTTCTGTGTTTGAATTTTTATTTGCCACCATAGTTGAATATGTGGTGAGTGATAGGAGAGCAGCTATAAGAGCAGCCTCTAGTCCTAGTAACATAGCTACATCAGAATATGATTTACCTATTTCCCAGTTATGTATTGTATGTGATATGTTACGTATTAAATCAATAGAAAAAGCCAACGATAAGATTTTGCGTATAGATATCTTACTGTTGGTCCCTAACCATAATGGTTCTATGTATTTAAATAGTCTTGTCACTTGCCTAATTTTATTTTCCAATAGCTTTGTAAGCCATATTGTATTCTTCCATCTATGTTCATTCCTGTATACACTCCGTAGATTTTATCTTTCTTAGTCTTGAGCAATAGCCCTGCACTAAACTGATTAACTATGTTGTATTGGTTCCCTTGTAATCCTCCACCTATATAAACTTGTGTTTTAGGAGGTGCTTGAAGAGTGATTGTTTTAGTAATTACAGGATACTTTAAGTCATACTTAAATCTTCTTCCTTGTATCCTGTTTTTTGAAATTGTGTCTAAAACATTCACATATCCAATAGAATCTATTTTCAATGTATCTGAGTATACATTCTTTGCTGTACATAGATCAACTAAACTTTTATATTGTATAACAAGTTTTGAATAAGATGTATCTGGTACATATTGTATCTCAGGAACTTCTTTAATAACTGTTATCACCTTAGGCTTAGAATATATTACACTATCATGCTTCACCCATACAGTATCTATTTTTGTAGTTGGTGGTACAGGAGTTATAGGTTCACCAGTTTCACATCTCTGTAAAAATATCACAAGTAATAGTACACCCATGATTAAATATAAGTAATTCTTTTTTATAAACATCATACTCGTTTTATATTATAATATATACTTGCTAAATATTGTAGTATAACACCAATAGCCACTACAACACCGACAGTCCACATCACTTTGTTTTTAAAGTTTTCTTGTCTACTAAGTTTGTCTTCTAGGGTTTTTATTTTGCCTTTCAGTTCATTCAACTCAGCAACAAATCCTCCTGCTTTGGTTAATGCGTTTCCTAATATAGCGTCCACAACTTGTGTTAGTTTGGTATCTATTGAAGTCATTTTCTCCTCTAGATCATATAGGCGTTGGTCCATGCTTTTTAATTCTTGTTCTACTTGTTTTTCAAAATTGTTTTCCATAAGTGCAGATGGTAGTATTGTTATAATAATAGACAATTACAGAACGTAATTGCAAGGAAGAAATAATTATAAAATTTTATAACAAATGTAAATCATATATTCCATATAATAAAATAGTCTGAGGAGATTTCCTTCATAATATAGCATAAGCTAAATATATTTTTATATCTTTGTTTTTAAAAAATCAAACCTATGTCCGATAATTATACGTATGAACATATAAAAGCAGATAGAATGTATGTTTTATATGCAAATGCATCTTATTACAGCACTGTATGTATGGCTGTAGAGAGTATCAACAACGTAAGTGATGTACCAGTTACAGTGTATATGTTAGATGATCACAGAGAGGTTCCTGGAGCTAACACTGTGTATTGGGAATGTGATGTTGACTATTCAGTTAAAGCTGATTATATAGACAGAAACAATCCTAATGTGTATAAGCTATTGATTCAAAGACCTCTCATAGTTAAACATGCTCTTGAGAATTTTGCTGATACAATATGTTATGTAGATTCAGATAGCGTAGCTACAGAATATGTAGATAGTATATTTGATATGTATAACCATCTATGTGGATATCCATATTTTGTAGAAGGTATATATGACTATCTACACAGTAATGGAAGAGGAGGAGCTGATAGCAAAGATGATCTCTCTACAACATTAGAGCATCCAGCATGTGACTTATTCAATATAAATCAATATGTAAGAGAAAGATATAGACAAACTGGTTACTTTGTAGCTGGTAAGAACACTATATCCTTTTTAGATGAGTGGTATTGGATGTGTACTCATCCTACCATACTTAAGAATCCACAAATCTATGCTCCATATCACGAAGAAACTATTGTCAATGTGTTATTGTGGAAATATAATATACACCAAGGTCTTCCTTATATATACACTAATGCTGGTCTTGATAAACTAGATAGAATATATAATCAGGACAACTGGGGCAAACATGTTGAGAGTTGGTTCAGGTTACCAGAGAGTAAACAACAATTACTATTCCTACATGGAGAAAAAGATCCAATACAAATGTCTAAAATAATGTCTAAAATATCTAAACCAATGTCTAAACTAAAAATATTATTCATTGCTCCTCACCTATCTACAGGTGGTATGCCAGCATTTCTTCTTAAGAGAATACAAGCGTTGCAAACTCTGCCAAATGTATCAATTCAAGTGGTAGAATATCAGTGTTACAGCAAAGATTATGTTGTACAGAGAGATGAAATTATAAAACTTACAGGCTTATATACACTGAATGAAGATAAGATGAGAATCTTCAAGGCTGTAGAAGAGTTTAAACCAGACATTATACACATAGATGAAATGTCTGAAAGACTAGATGCTAAGATGGTAAGAAGACTTTACTCTCCTGATAGAAGATATCGGATAGTTGAGACTTGTCATGATGTTTCTTTCATTCCTAATGATAAGATATTTACACCAGATGCTTATGCATTCTGTACTCCTTATCACTTAGATACATTTGCTAATGTAGATGGGTATAAAGAAGTGATTGAGTTTCCTATAGATAACTATAGAGTTTCAGAAGATGATTGTTATGAAGCTAAGATAGCTCTTGGTATGAATCTTAAGATGAAACATGTTGTAAATGTTGGTTTATGGACTCCTGGAAAGAACCAAAAAGAGATGCTTGAATTAGCTAAACAAATGCCAGATGTAGGATTTCATTTTATAGGTAATCAAGCTGGGAACTTTCAAGACTACTGGGGACCATTAATGAAAGATGTTCCAGATAATGTAAAGATATGGGGAGAACGAGATGATGCTAAATATTTTATAATGGCTGCTGATATATTCATGTTTAATAGTACATGGGAATGTAATCCATTAGTATTAAGAGAAGCTATTAGTTTTGGTAAAAAAATTATTGCTAGAGATCTTCCTCAATATAAAAATATGTTTACTAGATACATTACAACTCTAGATCCTAAAAAACTAAAACGTCAAGTAGAAGATATGTTAACAGATCATACAAATTATCATATACTAACTAATAATACAACTGATGATTTTGCTAAAGATCACATATCATTATATAAGAAAGCAATGTCCATTATTCCGAACAAAAATCCCATAAATGATTATAATATCATACAAAATTTTGTTGGACAACCATTCCTTGAGATAACAGGAACCAGTGATAGTACATTTGATGTAGAGTTTCATGATGTAGAAACACAAAAGTTAGTTCATTATGATACAATAAAGTGCAACCATTGGATAAGACTTAACAGAGAATACTTCACCACATGGCAAACTATTGTTTACAAGGATGGGGTGGAAGTGTACAATAAGATAATAGATTTGACAGACAAGAGAGTGTACATAGCTTTTGATAGTTCTTCATTAGGAGATACATTAGCTTGGATACCATATGCTCTTGAGTTTAAGAAGAAGCACAATTGTCATGTGATTGTGTCAAGTTTTTGGAACAAAATACTTGACGTTTATACAGAGCTTGAGTTTGTGGAACCAGGAACAACAGTTAACAATCTGTATGCAATGTATAAGTTAGGTTGGTTCTATAATAGTAATAAAGAACCTGTTCTTCCTAATACAATTCCTCTTCAGCAAACAGCTACAAATATTCTTGGTCTTGGGTATAAAGAAATCAAACCTAGCGTACATAATTCAGGACTTAAGGCAAACTATAAACTAGTTACAATAGCTACAAACAGTACAGCTGGATGTAAGTTCTGGACCAGAGAAGCTTGGCAAGAAGTAATTAACTATCTACACGATCAAGGATATAGAGTGAAGAATGTATCACTAGAGAATAATCCATTTGACAACTGTGATGCATTACTTGATAAATCAATTGAGAGTACAATAGAATGGATAGCGCAAAGTGAATTCTTTATAGGACTATCTAGTGGACTAAGTTGGTTAGCTTGGGGATTAGATGTACCAGTAATAATGATCAGTAATTTCACTGATAAAGATCACGAGTTCTCATGCCATAGACCAGTTAATACTAATGTATGTCATGGATGTTGGAATAAAGAAGAGTATAAGTTTGATAAAGGAAATTATAATTGGTGTCCGTTACACGAAGGAACAGAGAGACAGTTTGAATGTCAGAAGAGTGTGACACCAACTATGGTAATAGAAATAATAAAAACCCTTGTATAGAGGGTTTATATTTGATTGGTTAAGTATAACACTGTAGCAGATGCTACAAATACATACACCCAGAATAAAATCCAGTTTCTGTCTTGATTTTTCATTTTCCTATACTTTTAAAACAGTGGTCCTTATCTATCTTATCTAATAACCAAACTAACACCTTACCACCCTTTGTTAGGGTGTTTGTTAACTCATTCCTTCCTAGGACACTAGATATGGTCTCGTTTATATCTCCAAACTTATGTCCAGTCACAAGTGTCTTATTAAACAGTGTCCTAAACTCTCTATTTCCAAACTTGTCTAGATTGACTGCAGAACTCTTAAAGTACCCAGACTTATCTTTTACAAAGAACCAGTTGATTATACTCAGTGGTAAAAATAGTATGTATGCTAATATAAATAGTATCATTTCGTATTTGCTAATCTAAATAAAGCGTCAACTTGTTCTGATGTCAATCCCAAAGTACTAGCCATTGAAATCAAACTTTCGTTATTTCGCTCAAAAAAAATAGCATCACTCCATAATGTCAAAAAAGTTTCCCT